AACAAATGGCATTCCCTATTCTAACCAGTAGAGACCTACGCAGTTTGAGAGGTACTTTCGATAAAACCAGCCAAGAGCTATCCCTAGCCGCAGGCTACGACAACAGTAACCCTTATAAAAGTTGGGAAAACGGCAAAGGTGCGCCTACAGTTAATGAATTCTTTGAGATTACCGCCCATTGCGGCCTAACGCCCAGTGAAAGTGTTGATTGGCTTACCGCCCCCAGAAAAGACGAACTGTTAAAGACGCTGTTTAACGCAGTGCGCAATCGTAAACCCGTTGTGTTGCTGGATGAGGAGTATCCGTAATGAAATACACCCCAACCATTGCTATCGTATGTGTTTGTGCTTTATCGCTGGTGTTTAGCCGCTGCATGAACCCCAACAGTGTTGCTGGTTATGAGCAACAACCTTTACCGCCTGTTCTCTTGGCTGGGAATTCACCCGGTGGCTTGCCCATCGATCCGCCCACATTTTTGGAGAAGGTCGCGCTTTTCTTGCATACCGGGGATTTTTACGATTCCGATGACGGTTCAAACTATCGCCGCCCATCCGGCACGACAACTGGCGGCTTACCCGTGGAGCCGTTAACGTTTTGGGGGAAGGTCGAAATGCTATTCCATACCGCCGAAGTGGAAAGTAAAACCAACGCTAAAAAACCAGTGGAGAAACGCGATAATGAATCGCAAACACTGTAAATAGGGTGCTTTGAGTGCGTAGCTCACTGAAGCAATACAAGACAATCAGCGCAAATCACCGGGGGGAGAATAAAAGTCCCTCCAAGCCCCATAAAACCTAGCCTCCAGCATTGTCCCCTCATATAGGAGAAAGAGCGCCAGCAGGTTCAAACCCCGCTCTTTCCTCTCTAAGATCACTTTAGGTTAACCTTAAGATGGCTTTACGATCCCTTAGCATTGTCTAAAGGGGTGATCTCCTTCGTCGATCCCACTAAAAATCAATACATTAGATCGCTTTAAGATCCCTTAAGACAAACCTTAAGACCTCAGCATTAGACCTTAAGATCACTTAAAGACTGCCCCGGGCATTGTCTTGAGATCTTAAGACCAGAGCAGACAACAAGATCTGCGCTTATTCGGTTCTCCTTCGTCGTGAAACGTCGAACCGTGTCTTTTATACAAATCAATCAACCACCTGAGCCTGTTACATGAACCAGAAGTTTAAACGACCTTTCAGGGAAATTTCGCCCACGTTGTTGGGCATTGTCTTTGCTGTGTTGCAGGGCTTTACCGTTTATTTTACCAAGAATGTCGAGAATCGAATTTCAGCACTGGATAGCAAGCTGGAACGAACATGGGAAATTACCCTTGTTACGAAAACTGAACTTGTCACCTTACAAGCTGAAATGAAAGCCACTAAAGCCGACGTAAACAAACTACGCCTTGAACAACAAAGCAATCGTGAGGCGTGGTTAAAACACGTCGCGGCTTATTCGCATTAGCAATTCCGCATTAGCAAATCTGTATTAGCCAACCTGCATTACCAGCAAATCAAAACCATACTATTCAATACCCGCTCAGGTTGTTAACACTTGTCTTTAAGTCTTACCTTTACTGTTTAACAAAACAGCCTTTCACCTTTCTTGCCTGCATCTACGGGGTTTGTCCTCGTTTTTCCCCGTCGGTGCTCATTACCCACCCAATGCAAAAAGCCACGCTTAAAGACAAGTCTTAACAACCTGAGCCACATTCAATCACTGTGAGAATTAACCATGAATTTATTAAAAAAGCTGTTCGGTTCGTCCGATCTCGTCAAAGCCGGGATAGAAGGTCTCGACGCCGTATTTTTTACCTATGAAGAAAAAGCAAAATTTCGTCTGGAGTTAATGCGAGCCTATGAGCCGTTTAAACTCGCACAGCGCTTATTAGCCCTCACGTTTTGCATTCCTTATGCACTGGGCTGGCTGGCGGTGTTCATTGCCTCGTTTTGGCTGAATACCGAGCAACAAATCGCGTTGTTGTCGGGAGATATGGCGTTGGCTGTCGGCATTATTTTGAGTTTCTACTTCGGCGGCGGCTTTATTGAAGGCGTGCTGGGGAAAGCCAAAATCGACAAACCAACCCGCCGACTGTAACCCGTTTTTAACGTGCCCCCGGGACAATCTTAACTGCAACAGTCGGGCTTAAACTATGTTTCGTTTCTCTCCACACACGCTCAATCGGGTGTCTGATGTGAGCCGCCAGCTTGAGCAGGCCGCTAAAGCCATGCATCCGGTTATTCTCCAGTCGTTAAACCAAACCAGTTTTAAAGCCCGCCAAGAGGTTAACAATAACGCCTCTCAGGTATTTCACAATCCTACTCACCTTATCCGCAACGCCGCTTTTGTTAAACCCGCTAAACAGGCCGAACCTTTCACCGTTGTGCATATTAAACAGCAGCCCTTCAACGGCGGCACACATAGCCCCGCCGACGTGTTATTACCTCATGTTGAAGGGGGGAAACGGCTCTCCAAAGGTCTGGAAATTGGTTTACGTGCAAGGCAGCTTTTAGGGCGATTACAAGGTAAAGGCATTCCCAGAAATACCCATTTTGTTCCGGGGGCAGGGGCTGAGCTGAATAAGTTTGGCAACCTCACACCCGCCAAAGTCAAACGCATTCTCAACGAGACCAAACGCCCCGGCGGTAAATTCTTCATGTGGATCCCAGATGGCAGTCGTTACCCTTTGGTGATGCACCAGAAGAGTAAACAAGCCGCCCCGGAAATTGCCTTGGTGGGCGTGGCACCGCCGCAGTATAAAAAGCGTTTTGCCTTTCATGCCATTGTAGAGCAAACCTTTGCTAAACATTACACATCAACGGTTCACCAGCGTTTAGATGCGTTATTGCCCGACTAAAAGCTAAATAGCCCCCGGTAAGTCTGGTTTACATACCCCCCCCCCCGGTATCCTGGTACAGGCGTTTTCACGGCGATGAAACACAAACATATTGCCTGTAAATATCACCATGGCGCTAACCTGCCTTTGGGGAGAATAGCCGCTTTAATCCTCGGGTTGTCGTTGGTCTTTCCTGCCGTAAAACACTGGCGCAGTGAATCGTTGAAACGCTGGCTGGCTCTGCTGGGTTTGCCCGTGGCAATCAAGCCAGTTTCCCAGTGCCGTTTTACTGCATGTTGGGAAAACTCTAAAACTCTCTGTATCGCTCTTGGTGAGGTTTTAGTAAGAACCTTACGATGGTGCGTGATGATGCACTTAAAGTCGTAGTTGAACGCTTCTCAGGGCGTTTTAAGGTACTTTCCAGCCGAAACGCTGAGGGTGATTCGAGGCTCGTTATTTCACTTCTGGGCGGGGTTTTAAAAGTGGGTTTCTGTTGTTGTTTACTGCAATTTGTATCACCCGTCGTTTTAGTTGCAAAGTTAGGTATTTACTAAGTTGATCTTGGTGGATAATTTAATTACCATTCCAGCAATATCAACAAAGTGAGTATAAATAGTGACAAAAAGAATATCGTTACTTTTGCTGTGTTATCTGTGTTTCAGTAGCAGCCTCCATGCCGCAATTCAAATTATAGAACCTGAAGAAAAGCGCATTGCTTTAACGGGTAGTTCAGAAAGAACACTCAATAAGAAAGCGGTTCAATATTTGATCAGTGAAGCTAAACGTATTGTTGCAGAATACAAAACAGGCACTTCAAATTTCAGGATATCCTCCTCCAGTGGAGCAAGTAATGAAATAGCATCGGAAAGCGATACTAGCAGGCTGCATATTGAATATAAAAATCTGCTTCCTTTGGATTTGGATTTAAGTTTTGACGATATCAAGATGACTAATCTCGCTATTAAAAACTTAACCTACAAAGATTCAGAAAAGACGGATAGCGTTTCAATATCACAAATTTCTTTGATTGGCGGTAAAGGCGAGCGGGTTAACTTCTTCCAAAACGACGAAGAAATTGCATTTGTCTTTGAGCATAACGGTTATAGCTATAAACTTATTCAATCGGATAAGCTAAAAATCAAAAGAAGGAAACGGTTATTAAGCAAAGGAGATGGAAAACTACTGAAGCCAAACGAAACCGATAGTTGGCATCAACAGTCAAATGAAAATCAAGCACTTACGACAACTTCCATTTGGCCAAATAAAAGTGTTCCTACAGGAGCAAAGCCTGTTGATTTCACATATGGGATCAGTGTTTTGTATTTAGTTGATCCCAGAGTTTGGGTGGGAAATTCTGAAAGCAGAATCCAGGCTCGCTTTACGGTTTCCGGAAAAGAAGTCGCAAATGATGTGTTAGAGCAAGAGCGAATTATTGACGGTCAAAGTGGTAACTTTTTTCGTTTTCACACCGCTTGTTATCAGTCATCTGTAACAGGAAAAAATATATTTGCATACATTACCGCTCCTCCCTCGCTTTGCCCAAATTCAAGATGTACATCAAATTATGCTGATTTACTTGCAAGAATGAATACCAACTCTGATGTTAGAGATTTACGAGCAGAGTGGAAAGCTGACGTAGTGATGCTGTTACACTACGTAACGGATTATCGGGATAACTATTGGGAAGGCGCAGCTAATATCCCTACAAGCCCAACTGATACCAGCTTTAAAAACTATGCAAACGCCGTCGTGTATTATGATCAGTATGAAACCTCAACTTATCTACACGAGTCGTTTCACTTATTGGGCGGCAGGCACTCCCAGTACGAATCGCAAAACCCCGGCATAGGTTCTGTAAAAGCCTATATTGGCTCTTACAAAGATTACAGCCAAACACCAACCGAAAATGTCGGCTATCGATCACTCATGAGCTACAACAATATTTGTACGAACGTGACGGGAGATAAATATTGTCAATGGTTTCACCAGTTGTCCTCGCCTTCAACACAGGTGACACTTTTCCCTCAAGACAAAGTATTTAAATTGGGATCAAGTCTTCACAATAATAAAACCCAAGTAACCAGCTTGATTCGTACTGTTTCGAATTACAGCAAATATTAGTAAATAATATTACTCGTCTGCCTTGAGTGCTGATATTTCGCGCTGACGTTTGGCGCGTCTGATCTACTTTTTGCCCCCCTCATTTTTCACTTCCTCTCACCTCCTTTCCAAATGGAATCAACAATATGAAAGTTAACATGGCTGATCTCGCCGATATTATTGGCGTGAGCTTGCCCACAATCCGTTCATGGCTGAAAAAAGGCTTACCTTATGATCAGGCTGGCAGTAACGGTAAAGAATGGATCTTCGACACCCCCAACGCTATTCAATGGCGACTCACCAAACAACTGGAAGAAGCGTTAATGACTTCCGGTGCTTATCCAATCGACAGCGACCAAACAGGCACCCATCAAGCCAGTGCGCAAGAACTCAAACGCCGCCGCTTAGAAGCAGAAACCATTATTGCTGAACTCGATCAGGAAAAGAAAATGATTGAGCTGGCAGAAAAGAAAAAGCAACTGGTATTCATTGAAGATGCAAACGCCAACATTATCGACGCGGTAACCACATTGCGCCAGCGTTTACTTACCATTCCCCGCCGCTTAACCCCGCTTGTTCTGGGCGAAACCAACGACCGGACTGTTCACAGTAAAATAGAAAAAGAAATCACCGATGCACTCGCCGACATTTCCCGCACCTATGCGCGTGAAGCCAAGGCCGCAGAGAATTCAGCTTCTTAACGGCTTAGCCAAAGCCGCGCAAATTCCCCCCAAACTATCGGTTACCCAATGGGCTGAAAAGTACCGCATTATTTCCGCTGGTAACGCCGAGCCGGGGCGCTACCGTGCCGACCGCGCACCGTACCAGCAAGAGCCGATGAACTGCGCCGCCAACCCCGACATTGAGCGCATTACCCTGCAATGGGGTGCGCAGTTGGGCAAAACCGAAATTATTAACAACATTATCGGCTACGGGATCCACTGGGACGCCCGTTCGCAAATGATGATGCACCCGACTCAGGGCGATCTTGCGACCTGGCTGGAAACCAAACTTAACCCGCTGCTTACCGACACGCCGCAAATTGCCGGACTGGTCGCTTCTCCACGCAGCCGCGACGGTGTAAACAACTCGCGTATGAAGTCGTATCCCGGCGGCTATCTCATGTTTGCATGGTCTGGCTCGCCTAACACCATGCGAGGCCGATCCGCGCCGATCATTTTGTGCGACGAAGTGGACGGCTACGAAGCCACCGCCGAAGGCGACCCGATTAACCTGTTGTGGCAACGCTCCGCGACATTTGGCGATCAGCGGCTGTTAGTAGTAACCAGTACGCCCACGTTAAAAGGCGAATCACGGGTAGAAAGTTCGTTTTTGCAAGGTGATCAACGCCGCTTTTATGTGCCTTGCCCCCACTGCGACACCGCACAAACATTGAAATGGTCTAACGTGGTTTGGCAAAAAGACCAACACGGCGACCCCTTACCCGAAACCGCCGTTTACGTGTGTGAGCATTGCGGCGCGGAAATTCTCGACGGACACAAACCCGCCATGTTGCGACGGGGGAACTGGATTGCCGCCNCAAACCCGCCATGTTGCGACGGGGTAACTGGATTGCCGCCAAGCCCTTTAAAGGCCATGCGTCTTTTCATTTGAACGAATTGTATTCCCCGTTTCGCAAATGGCGCGACATTGTGCGCAGCTTCATCGAGAAAAAAGCCGCCAACGATTTACAAAGTTTTGTGAATGTGTCGTTGGCTGAAACGTGGGAAGAAGCCGGGGAACGGCTGGAAGCCTCACCACTGTATCACCGCCGGGAATACTACCCCGCGCCAATCCCCAGCCGCGCCCTTGTGCTTACTTGCGGGGTAGATGTGCAAGACGACCGATTGGAAGCCACGGTTTACGGCTGGGGCAAAGGTGCCGAAAGTTGGGCGATTTTGCATCGGGTATTTGAAGGCGATCCCGGTCGGGCGGAATTGTGGCGGCGACTGGATGAATTTTTAATTGCGCCGTTACAGCACGAGTCAGGCCAGCGCCTGAGAATTGCCGCCACCTGTATCGATTCCGGCGGGCATTACACCGATGCGGTATATAAATTCTGTAAGGAACGCGCTTTTCGTCACACCTACGCCATTAAAGGTTCCAGCAACAAACATGCGCCGATTTTGTCGCGTCCGTCTACCAGCAACAAAGCCAAAATCAAACTGTTTTCAATTGGTGTGTCGAGCGCCAAAGAGCTGTTGTATTCGCGCTTAAAAATAGCCGAGCCGGGCGCGGGTTTTGTGCATTTTCCCCGTGATGTGGCCTACATTGATGAAGAATTCTTTGAGCAATTGACCGCAGAAAAGCGCGTGACCCGCTATGTAAAAGGCTTTGCCGTACATGAGTTTGTGAAAACCCGTCCACGAAATGAAGCCCTAGACTGTTTTGTTTACGCCTTAGCCGCCTTTGAAATACTCAACCCGAACTTATCGGCGGTGGTTGCCCGGTTAACCCCCGCACCTGAGCCGCCACCCGACCCAAGCGCCGACGACGCGCTATTACCCTCACAAATCCAACTGCACCGCCGACGACGGGTGATCCGTCCGGCTGGCTCGCCCTCAAGGAAACGCCCAACATGGTAACTTCTCCCCAACGCTTATACGCGGGCGACTCGTTAACGTGGATTGCCCGTTTTGCCGCTTACCCGGCTTCTGCTGGCTGGCAATTGCGTTACACCCTCACCAGTGCTCAGCAGGTTTATTCCAATGTGTTCACCGTGTCGTCTCTTAGCGATGATTTCAGGGTTAGCGACGATTTTAGCGTAGCGCTTAGCCCGTTAAAGTCTGCCACGCTTGCCGCTGGCGATTACGTGTTATTTGCCACGGTAGAAAAAGACAACGCCCGACACACGGTACAAGAAACCCGTTTTACCGTATTGCCCGCGATTACCGAAGCGCAAGACCGCCGCACACAGGCCGAGCGCACCTTAAGCGCCATTGAAAACCTGTTAGAAGGCAAAGCCAGCGACGATCAACAAATGATCCAGTACGCCGGGCGCACCTTGTCCCGCTACACCTTCGAGCAACTAGCGCAGATCCGCAGCCGTTTACGGCGCACCGTTGCCCGCCAGCACGCCAGAAAAGCCGGGGCAAAACCCTTTATTGGGGCGGTGTTGCGTTAATGTTCAACCTTAAAACGCTATTCACCAAAAGCCGATTTAACCTGTTGCGACAAAAAGCGAATAACGCTAATCCTCACCACAAAACAAGCGCCAAACCCCAAATCAAACCCAACCCCAAAATCAAAGCCGTGCGCAATGCGTGGGCAGCGTCGGAAACCTCGCGTTTGGTCGCCAGTTGGTTTACCAACGGTACGCCCATTAACCAGCAAATCGCCGCCGATCTCACCGCATTACGCACCCGTTCCCGCGACTTAGCAAAAAACTCTGATTACATTCGTCGATTCTTTCAAATTGCCAAAACCAATATTGTTGGCGATACCGGGTTTCGGTTCGATTCACAAGTAGTGAAAGCCAGCGGCAAACCCGACGACACCGCCCGCAAAGCCATTGAAACGGGTTGGCAGGCATTCAGCCGCAAAGGGGTTGCCTGTGCTCAGGGGCGTTTATCGCTGTGGGAAATGCAGAATTTATCCGTGGAATGCTTGTTTCGCGACGGTGAAATTATTCTGTTGGAATACCGGGGCGCACAAGAAAACCCGTTTGGCATTGCCTACAAATTTATCGATCCGGCAGTGCTCGACGTTAACCACAACGGCGAAAGCGGCGGCAACCCGGTAAAAATGGGCATAGAAACCGACGCCCGAGGCCGCGTTGTGGCTTATCACTTCCAAAGCACCGACACCACCCACGAGAATTTTTATCGCATTGGCGGCAATGGCTACCTGCGCATTTCTGCCGAACATGTTATTCACCGCTTTTTAGTGGAATACGTGGATCAAATTCGCGGCATTCCACACTTAGCCGCCGCTATGCTACGGCTTAAGATGCTCGACGAATACGAAAGCAACGAACTGATTGGGGCGCGTTTGGGCGCGTCGTCGATGGGCTTTATTGAGCGCGGCGAAGACGGCGGCAGCCTTGAAGGGGTGAACGCTGTTTTCGACCCCGACGCGGATCACGATTACCCCGAGGATCCGCAAATCGACGTGGAGCCAGGTTCGTGGCATGTCATCGAGAACGGCGCAAAGATCCACAACTGGAGCGGCGACCGGGTAACCACGGCTTACCGCGACTTTGTAAAAGGCGTATTGCGCGGTATTGCGTCGAGTTTGGGTGTGTCTTACAACACCTTGGCTAACGATTTAGAGGGCGTGAATTATTCCTCTATACGCCAAGCCGTATTAGAAGATCGCGACTTTTGGCGGGCAATTCAACACTGGATGAAAGAAAACCTGCTATCCGATATTTTTGAACGCTGGCTGGGTTCGGCGCTGCTATCTGGCGCACTGACCACGCCCACAGGCGTTAAACTGGCAGCGCAGCACATCGACCGTTTCCGGGCGCATACCTTCACCGGGCGGCGCTGGCAATGGGTAGACCCGCTAAAAGACATCACCGCGCACGAAAAAGCCCATACGCTTAAGGTGCGTTCCCGCTCGTCGATTATTCGTGAAATGGGCGACGACCCCAGCGACGTATTCAGGGAAATTGCCGAAGAAAACGCGCTTATGCAATCCATGGGGATCGATCCCCAATCGCTACAAGAACAGCCGCTACAAGAACAGGCAACACCAGAACAGCCCCCGTCTCATTCATCCCCTTCAACAGAAAAGCCCGCCAACCATGACAACACAACCAAGCCCGGAACCGCTAGACACACAATTTAGATCGCAGCCCCACACCCGCGACTATTCCCACACACAGCACAGTAACACGCGGTATTTGTCGGCATTGGCACAAGCCAACCGGGAATTAGTGATTGATGAACAGCGCCGTACCGTGGAGCTGGCCTTTTCCAGTGAAACCCCGTATTTACGCTGGTTCGGTAATGAAATTCTTGATCATTCTGCCAATGCCGTAAATTTACAACGCTTGCGCTCCGGCGGCGCGTTATTAATGGATCACAACCCCAGCGATCAGGTCGGCGTGGTGGAATCGGTGCGAATAGATGCGGATCGCGTTGCCCGTGCAGTCGTGCGTTTTAGCCGCTCACAGCGAGCACAGGAAATCTTTAACGACGTGATCGACGGTATCCGAAATAGCATCTCCGTGGGGTATTTCGTGAACGACATGATCGCTGAACCTCAAACCAATACAGAAACCAGCACTGAAGCCACAACAGACACCGACGCTTACCGCATCACCGCATGGGAGCCGTTCGAAATTTCGATAGTGTCGGTTCCTGCTGATCCGACCGTGGGCATAGGTCGCGCAATGTCCGAACTCCCAACCGCTATTCCCATTCCCAACACACAAGAGCAACCCGCCACCATGACAGAACCCGCCAACCTCACACCACCGTTAACCGCACCGCAGACAAGCACCGCCGACGCCATCGCCGCCGAACGCACCCGCATTCAAACCCTTACCGATACCGGCGCAAAATTTGGCGCACACGATTTAGCCCAACGCTGTATTGAAGACGGATCCAGCCCCGATACCCTGAACGCGCTGATTCTGGAGCGCAAAGGTTTTAGCGCCCAGCCCGCCGAAGGCACCACCGCAATCGGCCTTACCGATCAGGAAGTACGTAATTACTCTGTGGTGAACGTGTTAAATGCGCTTGCTAATCCCAACGACAAACGCGCCCAGCAAGCCGCCGCCTTTGAGCTGGAAGTCGGCGCAGAAGCCGCCCGAAAATTACAAAAAGAAGCCAAAGGGATCATTGTGCCTTATGAAGTACTTTCTCGTGCGCACAGTGCGGGATCTGCCGTGGACGGCGGCAACCTGATCAAAACCGATCTGTTGTCTGGCTCGTTCATCGACCTGTTGCAAAACCGCCTTGCTATTATGGGCGCAGGGGCAACCATGCTATCGGGCTTAGAAGGCAATATCGCCATTCCCCGGCAAACAGGCGGCGCGGCGGCGTTTTGGCTGGCTGAAAATGGCGAGCCGTCGGAAACGTCGGCAACCTTTGATCAAATTGCCCTCACGCCCAAAACCGTCGGTGCCTACACAGAACTATCGCGCAAGTTGTTACAGCAAAGTTCAATCGGCATGGAACAGTTTGTACTGAACGAGTTAACCCGCGTGCTGGCGCTGGAAATGGATCGCGTGGCCTTGAACGGCTCCGGCACGGCTAACCAGCCGCTAGGTATTTTGAAGGTGCCGGGTATTGGCTCCGTTGCAGGGGGTACGAATGGCGCGTCTCCGCTGTGGAAACACATTGTGGATTTAGAAACCGAGATTGCCGACGCTAACGCCGACGTGGGTTCATTAAAGTACCTCACCAATGCCAAAGTGCGCGGCAAACTCAAGCAAACCGAAATTACCCCGAACAGCGGGCGCTTTGTGTTTGCGGGGGCAAGCATGAACGGTTACGACACCATTGTTTCAAATCAGGTGCCCAAAACGCTAACCAAAGGCACAGGAACCAATTTGTCGGCGATAGTGTTTGGCAATTTTGCCGATCTCATCATTGGCATGTGGGGCGGCTTGGATTTGCAAGTCAACCCTTACAGTCTCGACAAAAAAGGCGCGGTTCGGGTAACGGCCTTTCAAGATGTTGATACAGTGATCCGCCACCCGGAAAGCTTCGCCGCCATGACCGACGCGATCACCCACTAATAAACCGCTTTTGGCGGCTCCCACCTTCAGCGAGTCGCCTATTTCCCTTAGCAGGCAACCTATGAAAACCTACACATCAACCCGAAACCAATTTGTAAACGGTGAAGCCGTGGCATTAAACAACACCGTAGAGGCCGACCCGGAAAAGGTCGTGTACCTTATCGCCCGTGGTTTTTTAGTTGAAACCCAGCCAAAACCCAAAGCCAACCGCAAACGCCAAAACAAAGCCCCGGAAGCGCTTTCAACCAAAGCGCCTTCAATAAAAAGCCAGCCAGATGAACAGCCCCCAGTGGAACACACCGAATAATGAACATGGCTAAACAAATACAGCAAGCCGAAGCCGCCATTATTAGAAGCATGGGCATTGCCGCCGTGTTCATTACTCACGATAACCAACACCACCCATTAAACGTACTGCCCAAAGACGACACCCACCACACCCAAAACAACGACTTTCGCAGCCGCAACACATCGCGGCAATTCGAAGCCCTCACCAGCGATATACCCAACGACTGGCGCGATGGCGTGTTGCTGCTTGGTGGAACGCGTTTTAACGTGGTGGATGTGGTGGTAGATAGTTATGAAGTGAGAGGGGAAATCTGGGTTGAATAGCAAGCGCTGTCACTCTGGCACTTGGAAAAATCATGAAAATTCGCTCCATTCTCACCCACTTAAATGCATCAACGGTGTTTAATGCCGTGCGTTTAACGCGGGAACTACCCGATATTAGCCGTTTTAACGACAACGAACTACCCGCTGTTTACATGCTTCCGGCGTCGTCGCGGGGCAGTGCTGAGCAAGGCGATTTACATTTACAGCAGGAAAGTATGGAAGTGTATTCATTTTGCCTAATCACCAAAGCACCCGAACCGAACGGCGATGATGAGCCGTTAGACGATGCTATCACCGAGTTACGGCGTTTGTTGTTTGGCTTTCAAATTGATGCCACCTATTCACCGCTGGCACTGGGTGAAGGGGATCTGTTCGATTTTACATCGCGGGTGAATGCATGGATTGAAACTTACCTTACCCGCCGAACATTTAGAGGCTAACCCGCCGCCAGTATATGCCCAGTACACGCCTTTTCTCTCTTTTCCTTCCTCATCCACTTTTACAATCTTGCCTAAATGAACCCACACTATGAAATTCAAAGCGAAAACTCTGCTGGCTAAAATTGAAAGCAGCTATGGCACCGATCCCAGCCCAACCGGATCCGATGCGGTGCAAACCAAAAACTTATCGATCACGCCTTACACGGGCAACACCATTTCCCGCGACCTAGACCGCGAAACTCTGGGCGCACAGGAACAAATCAATGTTAACCCCCACGTTGAAATCACCTTCGATGTTGAATTGGCTGGCTCCGGCACAGCGGGCAGCCCTCCGGCTTATGGGGCGTTGTTGCGTGGCTGCGGTCTGGTAGAACATATTGAGGCGGCACAAGTGAGCTACACGCCCACAAGTAGCCAGTTTGAATCGGTTACTCTGTATTATTTGCAGCGCAACGACACAGGCGGTTTTATGCAACAAACCCTAACCGGGTGTCGGGGATCGGTGTCGTTTTCGGTAGACAGTGCCGGGATCCCGGTTATGTCGTTCACCTTCTTAGGCTTTTATCAAACTCCGGTTGATGCCGCCAACATTGCCATAGACCGATCCGCGTTTATCGATCCGGTTTATGTATCGAAAGATAACACAACGCTTACCTTTGGCGGCTATACCGCGCAAGCGTCGGGCTTTTCGGTAGATTTGGCAAACGCAACCGCCATGCGATCCGTGACCGGGGCGCGGTATGTGAGTATTTCCGACCGTACACCCTCCGGGCAAACCACCATCGACGCGCCACCGCTAAGCGAGAAAGACTTTTATTCACTGGTTGAATCGCACAACGGCACCCACACCGAGGCGGTAAGGCTTACCCATGGCACGCTTGCCGGAAACATTGTGGAAATTTCCGCTCCCAAAGTGCAGTTTACCAGCATTCAACACACCGATTCCGACGGTGAATTAGCCTTTCAACTGGCAATGTCGTTTTTACCTGAGCTGGGAAATGATGAATTGGTGCTAGTGGTGAAGTAAGTGGGAAGTCTTGCGGTGAAATGCTCGTAAGGCTTAACCGAGCATGGCAGGCTTTAAGGGCTTTTAAGTTAGAACGGGTTGCCGCCGTTCAGTGTGATAAAGCCTTGATCAAATCTACTAGCAGAATAAACTGTTCTGATATCAACTTTTAAGGCTTTGTCTAAACAAGTATCAGCTTGCCAAGTTACCCGCCCAGTAAACCCCTCATGAAATGAAATATTCTCATCATTGATAGTGATATTGCCTGTTTCAAAGGGTTTTAATATTGCAGTATTAGAATTTATAGGTGAATTTTCCCTGCTGAATTGACCAAAGTATTCAACAGTGTGCGGAGCGTATGGACTAGCATCATATTTTAGAAAATCCAACGTTACGTTCACTGGTTTGTAACTCGTGTTCGTCACATGTATATGCGTATGCCAAAAAGATCCGTTGGTAACTAGAACGGGTAAAAACATTGAATTCCTAGACCCCAAGCCATTTTCACCATGTGCCAGTGGGTAACATAGATCTTGGTTTTCTGTATGTGCTTGTACTGAAAAGCCACTTGCTAACCCCATTGCCAGTAGTAGTGCATTAGCTGTTTTCATGTTGTTTATTCCTCTGTAAGTGTGAGTTAAATGCCGTCGATATTGGCGACCACGCCAGCTTACAGATGAACCCAAACGAATTGTAGGTCATTTTAGTATCCCTTTCGTGCTGTATTTTCTTTCTCTTTTCCTCTCTTCTTTCCAATTAAGGACACCTTTCTATGTCATTCCAATTTATCCCCATCGATACCATTAAACGCATTATCAATATTGAAATTCCCGGCGATTTTGGCGCGTGTAAAAAAGCCGATTTCGAAGCGGAATTTAAGCGCCTCCCGGTAAGTGAAGCAAAAAACCTGATCCAGCAAATCCAAAATAAAACCGCTGATGAAGACAAGGTATTGCGTGAAAACGTGGTGAATATTGCGGGCGTGTCGGATGCCAACGGCAACCCGTTAACCTTTAACCAAGAATTGCTAAGCCAGTTAGCCGAACAAGCCTATATTCGAGCGCCATTACTCGCCGGGTTTATGGAAGTGAATTACAGCTTGGAGAAGCTGCGAGAAAAAAACTCCAACAGGTAGGGCGTGCGCTGGCTTGCCCACCATCGGGGCGCGATGCAACCAGCCCGGAAGAACTGGCGTTTTTTCGTGGCATTAGTGCCAGCTTTGCCCGGCCTCGCTCGGTTGTGGTTCCCATTTGGCCTGAAACCCTGCCTGCACTTTCGCTTTTTGCCCGCTCGTTAACACAGTGGCGCACGTCTCCCGCTGGCCTGATTGGTTTGGATTACAACGCCTTAAACCTGCTGATGGCTTACGACGACATTCCTACCCACAAGCGCCGCGATTTATTGCGCGATGTTGCCGCCCTTGAGCGGGGCTATCTTTCTGCTTTTAAAAAATAAGCTGGGTTATTTCCGAACTCCGTGATTGCTCAGATCAAAGTCATATCGTTCGAGTTCAAGGCAGAAGGGCGGAATTGATTAGTACTACTTGAGCAGGCTTTTTAATAAAGAGCTAAACGAAGAAATCGGGCGATATGGCAAAGAGCTGAGAAATCACATTGTCTAAGAAATATAAAATCGGCCTTATCATTGAAGGCGACGGTAAAGGCGGTATAAAAGCCATTACCGACACCAACAAATCATTAACCACCTTTCAGCGCAAACTCACCCGCACCACACAAAACAATCAATCGTTTATGCAGTCGCTGGGCAAAACCTCGCTAAAAATGGGCGCAGCGGGGGCGGCGCTGGCGTCGGCTGCGACGTTGGCGGGCACGTTTGCCACCGTGTTAAAAACCGACACCATTCATGAACTGAACAGCCTTGCCCGAAGTGTTGATGTGTCGGTTGATAGTTTGTCGTCGTGGTCTTATGCCGCGCAAAGTGTCGGGTTGTCGTCGGACAAAATGGGCGACATCTTCAAAGACACCAGCGACAAAATAGGCGACTTTGTGGCAACCGGGGGCGGCGAAGCAAAAGACCTGTTCGACAATTTAAACCTGTCGATTGATGAGTTAAAACAGCTTCACCCCGACCAGCAACTGTTAGCTATTGCCGATGGACTGGAGCAAGTCGGCACCCACGGCGAAAAAGTGTTTTATCTGGAAAGCCTCGCCGATGAAGCATCGCGCCTGTTGCCTTTGCTGGAACAAGGCGCAACGGGTTTGCTTAAGATGCAGCGCGAAGCCGATTTACTGGGGGTAACACTCAGTGATGTTGATGCCGCACAAGTAGAACACGCATCGGATTCGTTCCGGGTGTTAGGCGGTGCCGCTGAGGGGTTCGCTAATCAACTAACCGTGCAACTGTCGGCAGCGTTTGCGGGTTTGGGTGAAAACGTGCTCGAACTGCTGGAGCAATTCGGCGGTATGTCTGGCGTGGTGGAAACCGTGGTAAACAATACCGTGGCGGGCTTAGGCGTGGTGATCAATACCATTCACGCCATTGAGATTATTTTAAAAACCATCGGTAATGCGTGGTTGCAACTGGCTGTGGTCGCTGGCGATGCCCTCGCGCAACAAGCACAAGGCGTGGTTTGGTTAATTGAACAACCCCTCGACAAACTCACCGACGCCATTGGGTTTATTATGGCAGGTTGGGCGCAACTGTTCGAAGCCGTGGGGGAATTCTTAGGGGAGACCGGGCAAAGCTTAACCGCCTTTGGTGGCTCGGTGCGGGCAGCCAGTATTGAAGTGACCGACTTTAATCTCACCACACAAGACATTACCAACGCACAAGCCGGGTTAAAAACCGCGCTTGCCAATTCAACCAGCGAAATCGAGCGCATGAAAGCCGAAGCCCCCGGCGATAGCTTTGTTGCCGATTGGCAAGCCGCTCAACACAGTATTGAACAGCAAGCCAAGGCAACTGTTGCACTGGGCGAAGCTAACGATCAAGCCCAAACCAAACTACAACAAACCACCGCCGCCGCTTTAGAGCAAACCGAACAAGCCAGCGCTTACGCGCAATCGTGGGAAAGCGCGGTTGAAAGAATTGATGAAGCTTTTGCCAGCGGCTGGCTTGATCTCATTCAGGGCAACGCTACCGATGTATTTCAATCTGTTTTAGGCGGCTTTGAACAAATGCTGGCTGAAATGCTGCATTTAGCCGTTACCAAGCCCATTTTGTTAAATGTGCAGGCGGGAATAGAAAGCCTGTTTGGCTCAGGTTTTGGCGGCAGCGGATTCAATATCGGATCTTTATTCAGTGCCGGGGATGGTTTGTTGGGCGGTGGTATTGGCGGCTCTATTCTGGGCGTTGGTAATACGCTTATGAATGTAGGCTCCAGCCTGGGTTTTTCCGGTTTGGGGGCGTTTGGCTCCGGGTTTGCTTCCACTGGGGCAATTCTGGGTACTCAGGGTGTGTTTGGTGGTTTGGGTACGTCGCTCACCAATATTGGTTCGTTGTTTGGCTCCGGCTCTGTGCTGGGCGGTATCGGCGCGGCCTTGCCTGTAGTGGGTTTGGTAGCAGGAGCCGCCCAATTAATTGATTCGATATCCGGTGGAAAGCTGTTCGGCTCTGGCTGGCAATACGACGACCACGGGCTGAATGTGCGTTACGCCAACGGGCAGTTTTCCGGGCACAACTATTCAACCGAAGTGAAACAACGTTCATTATTTCGCGGGCGCAAATGGCGCACGGAAGAAACCCCACTGGATGATGCTGTTGTACAGGGCATGAACCAGTATTTTGATGGTGTGGAGTCGCTAATTCTGAGCGCCGCCAATGAGCTGGGTATTGATAGCGTTACGCAGTCACAAAGTGTTTTTGGTGGTGAAAATCCCGGTGATTGGGGATTTGACGGCACCGACTGGCGCGAAGAATGGGAGCGCTTTTTAGATAACAACGTGATTGAAACCACCAAGAGTTTAGACGACTTTTTAAAAAGCTATTCATCCAGTTTCGAACTTAGCCTCAAGGATTTGAGCGACGAAGAAGCACAAGCCGCAATTCAACAATGGGCGAGCCAAACCACTAACGAACTGGTGAATACCATTTTTGGCGATGCGCTCGACGGGTTAGCCGTTCAGGGTGAAAACCTTGGCGATACGTTATCGCGGGTAATGCGCCAATTGGCGTTAGTGGATCAAGGTTTTTCCAGCGTGAATGTGAGCCTTGAAACACTGGCAAGCCATGCGGGTGTGTCTGAGTTGGTGTTTTCAGATGATGTGGTGCAACAAGCCGGGGGCGGTGATCGCTTAACCGCGTTATTGCAGGGTTATCAATCGGCGTTTTTTACTGAAGAAGAATTGATCAGCCGATCCCTTGAAAGTATGGCGGGACAGGTGAAAACCGCGCTTAACGACTTAGGTTTAGCTTACGGCGATGACTTTCGCGCCCGCTTTGAACAGGCATCGGATAGCGGCTTGTCGGCTTCTGAGCTGGTAAACTGGCTGGAAGCGGGCAATCTGGTTGGTCAGTTTGAAGCCCTTGGGGATCGCCTTGCCGAAGTGATGCAAATCGACGATCCCAGAGGCATATTACAGGGCTATTTTGCGAATGCCGCTCTAATTCAAAACAGTACACAAGACAGTATTCAAAACAGTACTCAAACCGCGACCCAATCTGCAACAGCGGCAGACGGTACACAAGCAGCCACGCAAGAAGAAAACGCACAAGCCGCACAACAGGCACAACAAGCCGCGCAAATTGCCGATCCGATTGTGTCGGAAGTGGCAATCCTGAATACAACGGTAAACGATACTATTGGCAGTACCAACAGCCATTTGGTTGCTATTGATAGCCGTTTAGGTGAAGTGAATGCCTCGATTGCGTCTGGCCTTCAAACCTTCACCACAGAAGTAAAAGCGTGGCGCATGGATACCGATAGCCACATTGCCCAGCTTTCCCGCCATCTTGCCAACATTGCGGATCAAACCGCAACGGCGCAGCAACACACCGCAACCATGATCCAAGACGTTACCCGGCTCATTACCGACAAGCGCCAAACGCCCCCCATTTTCGATCAACCTCCCTTGTTATAAACCCTGCTTACACATTCCAACATGACCCCATTTCAAACCTGGCTGTTAAGCCTCGATCAAAAACGCACTGTGCTGTTAGAAGTGGATTATTTACACAACGGTGAACCCGGTACGCTGTATTGGTCGAACCGGGCGTTCATCTCCACAGCGCAAGACTCGCCACCTTCAACGCCCTTTGATGAGGTGATTTTAAGCGGCTTAACTTACAGTCGTGATATGCAAGGCCAGCTTTCCGGCTCGTTGGGGCTATCGGTCGGCTCAGTGTAAATTGCGGCAACCTCTGAAGTGAGCGCGGCGGCAGCTTTTCAATTTACCGGGCAAGCCGTGCGCGTGTACTTAGGCGATCAGCGCTGGCGGCGTGATGATTTTCAGTTAGTGGCCTTACTTACCGCCGAGCACTTGCAGCCCGCCAGCGCTTCACATTACGTGCTCACGTTCAGAACCCAGCGTTTAGATTTCAGCAAGTCACTAAACACCAGTCGCATTACTCAAGGAGCGAATCAAGACGCAGTTAAGCCCGTGTGTTTTGGCTATTGCCGTAACATTCGCCCGGTGCAGGCAGATGAAGCGGGGTTAGTGTGGGCTGTTCACGACGGTGCTATCACGCAGGTGCATCAAGTGAGGGTAAACGGTGCGGCGGTGTCGGCTTCGGTTAACCACGGCGCTGGCACCTTCACACTCAGTGCGCCGCCCAATGGCACCGTAACCGCCGACGTTACAGGCGAAGGTAACCACATTCACGCCGTGTTACTGGCAATACTGGCGCGGCTAAATGGGATCGAGATTGATCACAGCAGTTTTGCCCTGTTGCCAGCGGTGAACGTTGGCCTTTACAGCCGAACAGAGATAAGTGTTAGCCAAGCATTAGACGCCATATTAAAAAGTGTGGCGGGCTATTGGGGGGTTAACCGTTTAGGCAATTTTCAGGTGGGTGTGTTGGTGCGGCCTGCAACCGAAAACGATCCACAGCTCACCGACCAGCTCACCCCCGACGACATTCTGAACAACGGCATTCGCTTTGATAAACGCATTAGTCCGGCTTCTGAAATCGTACTGAAACACAGCAAAAACTATGCACCGCAAGCCGTACCAGGGTTTGAAGAAACGTTTTTAACGTGCAGTGAACAGCGCCCCGAGGTAGTAGCCCTGTATCCCGACGCCGAGCGCAAACAAACCGAAACCTTGCTCAGTGATAAAGCCAGCGCAGAAAGCGAAACCCAGCGGCTTAGTATGTTTTTTGATTCGCCTTTAAACCTGTACACGGTGAATGCCTTTGCGTTGCCGTTTGCCTTCAATGTTGGGCAGCGCATCGGCATTACTTATCCTCATTTCAACATGCATAACGGGATCGCCGCTGTGATCGTTGCCATTCTCGACGACCCACTAAAAGGCGTTACCCGTTTAAAGGTGCTTACCCATGGCTAACGCCCGTTTTATTTTTTCCAACCACTGGGACAGCGCCACACTCATACAAAGCACCGGGGATAGCGCCCCGTTATTACCTGTTACGCACACCCAGCAATACAATAATTCCCGTGTGTTTCGCAGCGAGAGCACACAACCGATTACGCTGTTGTTCAACTGGCAATACCCGGTGTTTTTAGATGCCTTTACGTTGTGGCGGCATAACCTCACCAGTGGCGCACAGCTTCGCATTGAGCTGTTTAATCAGGCTAACCAAGCCGGGGATCCGGTTTACGATTCCGGGCTGATCCTGGCAGACATTCCCAAAGTGTTGGGCGATTTGGTGTGGGGTAAAGATCCGCTGGGCGTCTCTACATACAGCGGTTGGCGCACTGCAACCCGTGCGGTGTGGTTTGAGCAAACTCGTGTGGTGTTAAGTGGACGGCTTACCATCCTCAACCCCGACAACCCCAGCGGCTACATTGAAATAGGCCGCATTTATGCCGGGGAAACCTTTTCGCCAACCTTCAATATTGACTTGGGGCATGTGTTCCAATGGGAAACCCAAAGCGACGCACACCCGACAGCGGGCGGCTCGGTGCATACCTTGGATACCGCTGTTTATCGGCGTGTGTCGTTTAGCTTGTCGCACCTGAACAGTGCCGACCGGGCGCAATTCTCAGAACTCAGCCGGAACTTGTCTATCCATAAAGATTTTTTCATTGCACTGCGCCCGCAAGCAGGCGGCACCATGGAGCGGGATTATTCCTTTGCGGCAAAGTTTGAACAACTGCCCAGCCTCACCGCGCAGGCGTCGCGCTATGAAACCCAATGCAGCATAAGAGAGGTGTAATATTGCCAGTAGTGCAGTTTTTTGCAGGCGATAAAGATTACATTGCCAAACTTAACCTAATGTCGGTACAGGCGGGCGACATCCAGCAAGCCAAAACCGACACCTTCCAATACCAAACCGATACCGCACAGTTAAAACAAGACGTGCTCACCCTCAAACACGATACCGAGCAAATCAAACAACAAACCCAAGCTATCGCCGTGGGCGATCTCAACTGGCAATCAGCAACGGCAAACACCGCTATTTCCAACGGTGATCGGCTGCAATGCCATGTTGCCGGAATAGAATTCACGCTTTTTGATTTTGAGCAAACGCTAAATATTGGGCATTGGTTCAACATTAGCAATTATTCAGGCGGGGATTGTTATTTGAAAACAACCGCAACTTTACGCCTTACAGGTGAATTGGGCAGTGTTGAAAATGGCGACCGATTTATTATTGCATCGGGCGAATCGTTTGCTTTTAGTGCGGTGTCATTAACCCAAATCAGAGTGAATTAAATAGTGGCAGATATACCAGCAAGCGTCATTACTGGGGCAACATTAAACAGTATTCAAAATGCAGTTATAGCGAATCGAACACATACCGAACAAGCGTTAAATGTATTACCCGTTAAGGGCTTGATCAAACTTATCGATATATAAAGTCGGTTATTGATCACATATTCGCATAAGCTAATGAATTAGCTTTACACCGCTGTCCAATTACTCCATCTTGCTCTGTTTTCAACTCACTGTTATTGCATCATGGAACTCATTACCCACTTAAGAAAAGTATCAGATACCCGCTCTCATATTAACCAGGACTACCCTGTTCTGGAAATGGCTTTTCTTCTGGTGAGTGCCATAGTCAGTGGCAGCAAATCCTGGTCAGATATTCATATTTTTGGCGAAACACGATTGGCATGGCTGAGAGGTTATCTACCATTTGAAAATGGAATTCCGACTCAGCAGAATGTTGCCCGCATCATCAGAACCATGGAGCCAGAATCCCTCATGGCGGCGCTGGTATCATGGGTCAACGCAGTCCGGGAAGAAAGTGATTATCGTCATATAGCCATTGATGGCAAAGACATTCGAGGCGTGGAGAAATACAGTGGCTCAACGCCATTAAGCATGGTCTCTGCTTTTGATGTTGAGCAGGGGCTGGTTTTATACCACAAGGCTGGAAGAGGCAAAGGCAATGAGCTGGCGTTGGCGCGGGAATTAATTGCCTCACTGGATATTACCGATGCCATTTTGACTCTGGACGCACTGCATTGTCAGGTAGAAACGATAAGTCAAATCAAAGAAAAGGGTGGCATTGCGTTGATTCAATGCAAACAAAATCAGCCGAAACTGCACGCTGCGGTAGATGCGCTTTTTCAGGCTAGCTGGGCGAAACCAGAGCAGGAACAAGCCTGTTTAAGTGAAAGCGAGCAAGGGCATGGTAGAAAGGAAACCCGTACTGTTTACACGACAGCACTAATATTGGAAGGTGAGCTGAAGGAAAAGTGGTCTGATTTAGTCAGTATCGTTGCCGTTGTAAGAGAACGAACCCTCAAAGGCAAAACCAGCCATGAAACCCACTACTATGTCTGTACCGAGCACTTAAGCTTAAATGAGCTGATGCAGGCTACCCGTCGTCATTGGCACACGGAAAACAGCCAACATCATGTGTTGGATGTCACCTTTAGAGAGGATGCCCAGCGCATGTACGCAGGTAATTCAGCGGTGAATATTGCCTGTTTCAGACGGTTAGCACTGAATCTATTGAAGCAAATGGATGATCCAAAAAACAAGACGATATCAAGAAAAATGGGCTGGTGTGCAGGCAGTGACGAATACCGTCATGATGTGTTGTTCGGAAAAAGTTAACCGAGTATGTTCAA